AAACGACATGGGCTGTCCCCCAGCAACTAACGTTTCTAATTCTTTATCTAGCTTTTCAACTTCTTCTTTACTTGCAGATTTAAGATCACCGCCGTTTAACTGTGTACCACCTTGTGGCCCTGCAATTGTTCCAAACTTACTGCGAGCTTCTCCTAATATACCTTTACAAACTGCTAAAGTGTAATCTCTAACCCATTGCTTAGAATATATGTCGTTGATTATCAGATAGTCTGGTTTGTAGTTATAGCAGCGTAACATGATAGTTTCGCCTGCTACAAACGGTCTTTGTAAAATTCGTATGGTATGGCTGTGTGGAATCCATTGAAACTCAATGTATGCGCCAAACATGCGGCCAACAAGTTCTTGGTATTGAGCAAACATTTCATAAGTGGCTATGCCGCCCAGCATTGTGCTGTTTAACAAGTATGTGTTGGTATAGGCAAGGCTGAATGGTTCAAAATCAGCACCTGTACCACTGCCTGTTCTAGATCCTAAAGATCGTCTAAATACCGATCTTACTTCAATAACTTCGTCGGGTAATCTGTAGTCATTAGTATCTTTTTGCAGTTCTAAAAACATGTAGCTTTCTTCTACTGCATGAGAACTACGCTGACGAAACTTATCTATAGTTTTGTCTAGGGCGATTTCGTAATGAATTGGGTCTAGTTCCACGTCGATCATGCCGTCGCCCAGCATTGCTCGCACGTAATCATAAACTTTTTGTTTTTCTGCTTGGATGTTTACCTGTGACATTTTAATCTCCCAATCTATTTATCGCTAAATATAGTACTATGCCAAGATTATCACTTTATCGCCCGGAAAAAGGCAACGATTACAAGTTTATTGATCGACAGATTAATGAAATGTTCCAAGTAGGGGGCACGGATGTCTACCTGCACAAATACCTAGGCCCTCAAGATCCTAATAATCCTAACGACACGTTAGGTGTTACAGGCATTCAGGATCTAGTATTTTTAGAAAACAGAGATAGAAAATACGATCCTAGCATCTATCACATTCGCGGTATTTACAACGTACAAGATTTAGACTTTAACCTTAGTCAGTTTGGTCTGTTCATTGACAATGACACAGTATTCATGACAGTGCATATCAATAACTTTTTAGAAACTATTGGTCGAAAACCTATCAATGGTGACGTTATAGAGCTGCCACATGCTAGAGATGAGTTTGCGCTAGGTGACTTTGACGTAAGTTTACCAAAATATTTTGTTATTAGCGATGTNGGCCGNGCNGCAGAGGGCTTTAGTCCCACGTGGTTTCCNCACTTGTACAGATTAAAGTTAACTAAGATTGTAGACAGTCAGCAGTACAAAGAAATATTTGATCAAAAGATTGTTGATCCCGTTACTTTAGAAGAAACTGACAATACTCTTAGAGATCTACTCAGTACATACAATAAGTCTATTCAGATTAACGATGCAGCACTAACTGAAGCTGAAACTAATGCTCCAATGAGCGGTTATGAAACACAGCATTTTTATACATTAGCTATAGATGATAATGGCCGTGCAGCATTAGAAACTGTAGATTCATCAACACTAGATGCTAGCTTAGGCGGTGCTCTTGGAGATGCCAGCGGAATGGATGTAAGTCGTGTGGCAAAACGTCCTCAACGCAATGGCTACAGCGGTTACTTAACAGGCGACGGTATTGCACCAAACGGTGTAGATTTTGGACATGGCATAACATTCCCAGCAGCGCCAGCTGGCGGTGACTTCTTTCTGCGTACTGATTTTATGCCCAACAGACTGTACAGATATGATGGTACTAGATGGGTCAAGTTTGAAGACAACGTTAGAACAACACTTAGCAATACTACAACTAGAAATACATTTAAAGGCTCGTTCATTAACAATGCCGATAAGACTGGCGTTGGTCTAGTGACTAGTGACTTCTATACTCCCACAGTCAATGCAACTACACTACAAACTACTATAACATTTACTGTGGGAATGTTTGCCACAGCAGTTATTGGTGATAGCACATTCCCAACTGTGACTGTTACTTCCGGAGTAGGAGGTAAAGCATTGTTTACATTTAGCGAAATTGCTCCTGCAGGCAAACAAGTTTCGTGGAAACTATACAGCGGTTCTACTGAACAACGAGTTGCCTTGTCTAAAGCAATGAAACCAAAGGCTGATCTATAATGCAATATTTTTATGACGGACAAGTACGCCGATATCTAGTACAAATCATAAGGCTGTTAAGCAACTTTCTAGTTAAAAATGGTGATGGCACACTGACTAGAGTGCCGGTAATCTACGGCGATGCTGATCGCCAAGTGTCTACTGTTGTAAACAACAATAGTGAAAATACTGTATTGAGTTCGCCTAAGATTGCGGTACATATAACTGAACTAGATTTAGACAAAGACCGACTGGCGGACCCTAGCTTTGTTGGTAAGATACACGTTAGAGAGCGAGCAGTGAATACTGGAACAGGCGAATATCTCAGCACACAAGGCGACTCATACACTGTTGAACGTATGATGCCTACTCCCTTTAAGCTCAGCGTCAAAGTTGAGATATGGAGCAGCAGCACTGATCAAAAGTTACAAATACTTGAACAGTTATTGATGCTGTTTAATCCAAGTCTTGAAATTCAAACTACTGACAACTACGTTGACTGGGCCAGTTTAACTGTAGTTGATATGGAGGATGTGATTTTTAGCTCTAGAAGTATTCCAATGGGCACTGGTACCGATATTGATATTGCTACTATAACGTTGACTACTCCAATTTATATTAGTCCTCCTGCTAAAGTTAAACGTCTAGGCATTACCACTAGTATTATTTCAAACATATTAGCAGGCACCGACGGCGGAACTACTTACATTCCAGGATTAGGCTCTGACAATAACGTTGCAGACATTGAGATTGTAGCGTCTAATCCTCTGTTTGGTCAAACTCTTACCATTGGTAACTACGATATTGAGGTTGCTGGAACTCAGGTTCGATTAATAAGTAGCGAACCTGATCAAGATTATCTAGCATGGCAAATGTTAATCCAACTTAAACCAGACGTGTATCAACCAGGTCTAACCAGACTGTATCTACGTCAGCCTAATGGCTCCTATGTAGTAGGTTATGTAACAGTTAATGCACTTGATGATTCGATTATGATTGCCAACTGGGATCAAGATACTTACCCAACTGATGTGGATATTCCGTCGGGCGTTAGAGCAAGTCTCGGAACATTTGATGCTATCATAGACCCTCAACGAACCAGACCAACCCTAACAGCAGGCGCTAGATATCTTATTCTAGAAGATATTGGCGGTGGCTTAAAAGATACGTTTATTTCGGAAAGCAGAATACAGCGTATCAATACAAATGTCTTGCATAGAAAAGTAAATGATCATAAAATATTTGTTAACGGAGTAGAAGTTGGATCGGGTAGTGTTAGAACTCCGGACAATATTGACACTGGAAACTATGTCATTACATTAGATAATCCGTGTGCAGCTGGCAGTGAGATTGCCTACGAGCTGTATGTTAATGAAGACGGACCCGATGCGTGGAAAAATGCTGATGGCACAGATTTCATCGCCGCGGCAAATGATGTAATCGAATGGAGTGGTACTGCGTGGTCTGTTATATTTTCAGCTAACGAAAGTGCCGACACTATGGTTTATTTGACTAATATCTATACCGGAACACAATATGCGTGGAACGGTGTAAGTTGGGAAAAGAGTTTTGATGGTATATATCGCCGAGGGGAATGGAGACTTGAACTCTAAAGAACGTATTGTATGCAGTGGTGCGCTGTTTTATGCTAAAAACACACATAGATTTTTACTGTTGCAAAAAGCCACAGGCAAACACAGAGGCACATGGAGTCTAGTTGGTGGTACTAACGAAAGCCAAGAAACTCCGTGGCAAGGTCTACAGAGAGAAGTACAAGAAGAAATAGGACAAGTGCCCACTATAGTTAAAACTATTCCGTTGGAGACATTTGTCAGCAACGATACAGTGTTTAACTTTCACACTTATCTATGTGTAGTAGCAGATGAGTTTGTTCCTGTGCTTAGTCAAGAACATTGTGGCTGGGCATGGACAGTCATTGACGGTGCTCCGAAGCCCT